GATCAACCTTCAAGGTCCATCTGTTTCCGATATCAACCGCACGTACGAGTATTACACCAACCTTTACATGGTCTGGATTTCTCCGACCTAATAAAACCGTGTCCCTCCGTTCCTGAATAGGTGATCGAAGGTGCGTGCCCCTGCGACGGAGCGTACCGCGTCAAAACCTAAGAGGAATACAGATCATGACAGAGCTAGTAAAAATTCGTGGACTCTCACGTCGAGGCGTCCGCGTAGGAAATGGTATGGTAACCAGCACGGCGAACCGCGTAGTCGATCTTGACAACGTTGCCTCTCGCCAGGCTCTTACTCACCACTCAGCAATCGGACAGTTTGTTACAGTCGGTGACATTCCTGCCGCTGTAGCATCCGGCGTAGTCTCAACGAACGGAACCACAATCACGGTCACCACGTCAGCCGGAACTCTACTCCGTGAGGATGGCGGTACTGTAACGGTGGCCGCAGCAAACAACCAGGCATTGGCATCGGCCCCGGACGGTACGAACCCTCGTATTGACCTAGTGGTTGTAAACAATGGTACTGGTGCAGTCTCCCAGGTCGCAGGCACGGCAGCAGCTACGCCGTTGCCAGCCCGACCTACTGGTGACGTTACAGTAATTGCTCAGGTCCGCGTAGCAGCAGCAGCCGCTACGGCAGCGGGCATTGTGATTACTGATGTAGCACCACGACTAGTATAAGGAAACATATTATGACCACCCTATGAGAAGGGGGTGATCCGATATCTGCCTGAGGCCCGCCATTTTGGCGGGCTTCTTGCTTGTAATGAATGCCATGCCCCATGTCATCAAACCCTCAGCGATCCTCAGAGTCTCCCGCTCACGCTGTAAGCTACAACTTTGGAAGCGACCGGCGGGCGGCATTGAATTCAAAAGATACCAGACCTATGACGTAGCAGTAGGTCAACCAGACTTCCCTACCCCATTAGGCATGTGGCTTATCCATGTGAAGGTGGAGAACCCGGCATGGAAGATGCCGGACTCAGCCTGGGTGGCGGACGAGAACAAGGGCAAGATTATTCCGGGCGGTGACCCGGCCAATCCTTTGAAGGCTCGTTGGATGGGGATTACTAACGACGGTGTAGGCATTCATGGCACCGACAACATCACAAGCATCGGGACTCATGCATCCCATGGCTGTATCCGCATGAGCATCACCGATGTAATAGAACTGTACGATTTGGTACCCTTGTGGTCACCCATTCACATCTACGCATAGGAGAAAGTTATGTCGATGGAACCAGGCAAAGACTTTGCCCACTCAGCGAGCGACCTCACTGACGCAGAGATTTCTAGATTCTTTAAGGTAGTCGAGGAAGTTCGTGTCAAATACGCGGGACGCAAAAACTCGGTAGAGAATCTAGAAAGCCTAAGAGATGAAACTCTTACACGCCTCATGGATATTGGCATTCTCGCTACGATGGACCCGTCACCGTGTTTTTACGGTGAGCCACCTGTCATCGAAGTCGTTGGCAAAGTCCAGGGCGACTCGTTACATAAGCACGGGTTCGATCATGAGCAGAAGGGCTGGGAAGTAAACAAGGCCAACGAAAGAAACGAACAGTGGCTTGGTCAGAAGGAGCCATTGAACAAAAGGAAAGACGACAAGGGAAAATAATTTTCCTTGTAGATTTTATTATAATAAAGATTATAAACAATGGACTTCTTCGATGAGATAACACGCGGCTTGGCTACTCGCAAGGTATCCATCGAAGAATACTGCGAGTCCGATCAGTATTGTGGCAAGCGTCTGTATCCTCGCCAGCTTGTACTACTCAAGCTGATGTTCCTTGAGGAACTGACCGGGCCAGAGGAAGATATCCTTGACCACTGGATCAGAGGTGGCCGCGATGGTAGAGAAATAGTTATCTCTCCCAAGATCAGGGAGCGCGTAGAGTATCTACGCACGGCAGGCTACTCACACTTCCGTGAGTGCGTGTTAGTAGGAGGACGACGTTCCTCTAAGGGATTCATCACCGGCTTGGCACTAGCCAAGAAGATGTATGACACTTTACAGTTACAGGATCCTGGTCTGTACTACAACATTGACCCGGACAAGGAAATCTATTTCTCTTGTCTCGCCTCGGCTCAGGACCAGGCTAAGAAGTATCAGTACGCTGACTTCTCATCTACTGTTGCAAGGTGCGAGGCCATGCAGCAGAACATTACTAAGATTCAGGAGCTAGAGTTTTCTGTAGCAACTGAGGCTGACAAACAGCGCATGAATAGGTGGAAGCGTCAAGGTGGCCGGGTAGGTCGTGACATTTCCAAGCTACGTGGGGTAGCCCTCGCAGCCAATGCTGCAACGCTTCGTGGTTCTGCCACCATTGCCATTTGCTTTGACGAGATGGCACACATGCAACAGGAAGGTGAAAGTGCTGCCACTGCTGCGTCTGTCTATGACGCAGCCATACCAGCGCTGGCTCAGTTTGGTAAAGATGCCATGATCTTTTGTAACTCTTCCCCGTATACCAAGATCGGGAAGTTCTACGAGAGATATGAGGACGGTCTGAAACTAACAGAGGATGGTAAGGTAGTTGCGCCATTCATGTTCACCTTCCAGTTCCCTTCGTGGGCATTGTTTGAAGGCTACCAGGGCCACCGCTCACAATATCACAAGGGCGTCCCGTTGCGCAAGGCCATCACGCAGTCGCCTGATTGGGACCCGATGGAGAAGAAGGGTGATGAGTATTATTACTCTGCCGATGACCGCGATGGTATTATAATTGAGCGTGACACTGAGCGCCAGGATCCTGAGTCGTACAAGGTAGAGCGCCGTGGTCAGTTCGCAGAAATTATTGACGCCTTCCTCCGTCCTGAAATGGTGGACCGTGCGTACCAGGGCGTGCCAATGCGGGATGGCAGTACCGTCAGCCTCCGTACCAACTGGTCTTACCCATCATTCAAGTTCCAGTACAAGGCGCACCTTGATCCGTCGTCTACGACTGCGGGGTTCGGATTTGCGCTCGGCCACGTCGAAGAATTAGAGGACACGCAAGGCCAACTGCGCGAGCATGTAGTCTTTGACATTGTGAAGCGCTGGCAGCCAGAGCAATTCCCCGACCGGGTTATTGATTGGGAGGTTGTACTTGATGAGGTCGTAAAGTATATCAATATCTTCCAACCATATGAGGTAACCTTTGACCAGTTCCAATCCGGTGCCCCAATCTCCTTCCTCAATACGTACCTTAGGAAGAATAACATGGGCAATATCCGTGTGTATGAAAAGACCGCTACGTCACAGTACAATTGGAATAGGGCTGAAGTATTCCGAACAGCATTATACCAAGGTCTGGTACATATACCGAATGATACTAGTGATGCTGAATGGTCTAACCGTGAGCTTAAGCATCTTCAACAGGTGAACACAGCCGGTAGGTTCCCTCGCGTTGACCGTCAGGAGATTGGTCCTGTTACTACAAAGGACATGGCTGATTGTCTGATGGAAGTGACGGAAGCATTGATCGGTAATGTCATTGCTAAGCAGGCCAGGAATTCATTGGGTGAATTGTCCCCAGCGTTCGGTGCTGAGGGTGGTTACCAAATCGGGGGGCGCAATGACCAGGCCATGTCTACCTTCTATAATGGTGTGGCTAAGAAGCCTTCATTGAATACCTTCCGTGAACAAAAGAAAAATGCAGACCCACTCGGTAGGCCGTCACAAAGGGTAAGGGAACAGCTTGATAGTCTTACGGCATCACGTTCAGGCAGTTGGAATACCCGTAGTAGACGTGGCAGGCCAGGCCGAGGTTACTAAGGCTTGAAAATACTACAGAGCAAGTAGTGTAATCGTTGAGAACTATGCCTGCTACACCTACATTCGTATTTGACGACGACGGCAAGGCTTACGCTTACGTTGGAGGTAAGATCGTTGCATCTGCTGACGACGCTGATGAGCTAGAGCGTAAGCTAGCTGAATTCCCATTCAAAAAGAATGAGGATGATGACGACGAGGAAAAGAAGGACGACGAGCAGGAGAAGGAAGCGAGTTACGCTTCTGCTACCCACGTTGTCACTCCTAATGGCCTAAGGGGTACCATCCTTGGCAAGCAGAAGGGACTTTGGGGCGACCAAGTAACCATCCGCTTAGAGAATGGTAGGATCACACGCTTTGATGTGACCCCGGACGAGAAATTTGAATGGCTCAATGAAAAGAGGGTCGCGTCCTCTCCGCTTGCAGCGTTAGAGGAAAGGTTGAACGCTCCCATTGAGGATCAGTCACGTTCAGGTCTTGTAGCAAGGGTAAAGGAACTAAAGGCTATCAAGCATGAGGCAGCCCAGGTTCTAAGGAATTCATCCTACTCGGATGAGACAACTGTCGGTAACATCATGGTCTTTGCTGACCACGAACTCCGCGAGATTACTGACGCGCTTGCCGCCCTTGAGGATGCGGAGCCTTATGCTCCACCCGCTCCCTTTGAAACAAATGTGGTTGAGCAGGAGAGCATGGGCGGCGGCGACTCGACTTGGCTGGATCATATCCACGAACAAATGGTTAACGAGAATGAGGCTCAAGATTTTGACAAACTTATGGAAGAGGGTCCCGATCTTCTTATCGCTGATCTTGAAACTCCGGCTTTGGAAGATGCTGTGGGCGTTGAAGAAACCGCTAACGGCTTTGTTAGTTCGCATACTGCTGGCTTGGATGGTGAAGCGGTCGTTCAGTTCCGCAAGGAATTTGTTCAGCGCGTTCGTCAAGCGCGTACTGCGGCGCTAAAGGAACGGTACCAAGAGTCGGAGCGCGTGGCTAAGGAAGCCAGTACACAAGAAACTTATCCAGATGAAGGACTGTTCCTATAATGAGTGGGCTATTTGAATCACTAGCCTTTGATGAGGAAGTACATCGGGTCGCAGCACGCAAGGCCCTAGCTTTGGCTCGCGCGAGGGCCACTAAAAGGTTCGCACAATTCCTGGCGAATGGGAATCATGATGAACGACTCGCGCTGGTAGCGGGGGACTTGACAGAGACAGTCAAGCAGGCGTGCGCTGATGTATACTATGATGATTGGGAGTCAGTCTTAGCCTCAGTCAAGCAGCACCTTGGCTTCACCGTAGAGGCGCGCAAGCCTAAGATGTGTCCTGTTCACCGTGAGATTACGGACATTTCTCTACAGCAGGGTGATCCTCAGGCTGGCTTCGCTGCCATGGCTCAGCATATGTTCAGCGAAAACTCATGCCGTGGTGCATGGGAGGGTGGTCGCTGTAACTTCAAGCCTGAAATGACTACTCAATCTTATTGGGATACCAAGGCAGAGAAAGCAGAGGAACGTCGCCTAGAGCGCGAGCGTATGCGCGCAGAGAATGAGCATGATTGGGACAACGAGGGTGGTGGACAGCCTCACCCTGACGCTGAGCCTGAACCTGTTACCGATCCTGTTGCTACTCCGGATGATATTCAGGTGCCTGAGCCTGACGCACCCATCGAGACTGACCTCTACACTGATAGTGATTGGGCAATGGCCGGTGACGCTGAGCGTGATATGGTCATGGCTCGCACAGGTGAAGCACTAAAGACTGTTGATGTAGACCAGGGTGGTGCGGGGCCATCACCTAAAATGGATAAGAAGAAGTGGACCCCTGAAAACGTACGTTTTTTAGACGTTGAAATGAGTGGGTCGCCTCACCCTACGAGGCATCAGGATATCGCAGAGCCAGCGGCGTACAAGAGTAGCGATCCCGGTGATGACGATGGTCGCCTTGAGCAGACCCGGGCAGTCACCGAGACACAGGACGTAGAGAAAGACTCTAATCCTACTGATGGCGGCGGCGCACACACTGAGACATTCGGTGGTGGTGGTAGGTCAGCCGTGTCTGCTACCCAAGTGAACCCTCGGACCATGCACCCCGGTTCTATTCTACCGCTCTCTCAAATTGAGCAGAACATTCCTGGCCTGTCAGTAAATGGCATGCCCTTTGCACAGTTTGAGCAGTCATGGCCTCAGTATATTGGTCAGCCTCTTTCAGTAGAGCATGCTACTAACCCACAGATGGAACAGGTCGCTGCCCAATGTCTAGAGCAGGCAAGTGGTAGTCCGCTCCGTGATTTCATGGCGATCAAGGCGCACAATAAGGGTAAGCATGAGGGCATGATGATGGATGATGGTCGTCCCGGTAAGAAGGGCTGCCCGCTATGTGAACAGGGCCAAGTAGGACAGGGCGCTGGCGCAGGACCACCGCAGACTCAGGTACCGGGGCCTGGTGGCATGGAGTCACCGGTAGACCCGAACCGTATGTCGGCCACCGATCCTGACAAGAATCCTATCACTGAGTTCTTGACTGATGAACAAGAGGCACAAGCACTAGCGGAATGGAGGGATTCATAATGCCTTGCCCTTGCAATGGTGACTGCGTTTGCGGTAAGTAAACCGTCCGCTCCTGTATAGTAACAGGTGTGGATACTAGCAAGCTAGACCGTCAGGTTGAGAACCTGGCAAAACGAGGGGTGACGCTACCACGTCACCCTTTGCGCAAGCAGGAGTACGCAAATGAAATGCATCGCATGGCGCGTACTCCCGGTGATCTAAGAGCGACATTAACTGGCGCTGTTAACTTAGACTCGCCCAACGCTGCGACACTCAAACAACTTGATGATAATAACGCACTGGCTCGTCGCATGAGGACGAGTCGGTTGAGTAGTGCGGGTGGCTCTGATACATGGGCTGCCATTCCTCGGTTCTATGACCCGATGGAGTATTGGGACCTGTCTGGTTTGCCGTGGAACATGGCAGACGAAAACCACAGGCGTAAACTACACAAGTGGCTCCGTCTTTTCTATGCAACACATTACCTTGTCCCTATTCTCATTGACATTTTCACTCGTTTCCCTCTTGTTGGAATGGAGTTGTACTCAAAGGACCAGAAGCTTGCAGACTTTTATGAGTCTCTGTTCTTTGACAAGCTGGACTACCCTAACTTCCTTGTATCCCTCGGACGAGAGTTCTGGACAGTCGGGGAAGCCTTTTCTCTTGGTTCCTTTGACGAGGACTTAGGAGTATGGGAGCGCGAGGAACTTCTAAACCCTGAGGAAATAGTTATCAAGAACTTCCCTCTCTTGGGTGAGAAGCAGATGCTCATGGTAC